AAATGAAACAAAAGATCAACTAGTAGTAGCAAATAATAATCAAGATAATACAAATAGTCATTTAAGTTTTAATGATGTTGATTTAATTAAATCAGTAGATGGAAATGTTGCATCTGTAATAGCTCCAAAAGATCTAGATACGTTAGAACAAATAAGTGAATTTAGAAATAAACAAAGAAAAATAGAAGAAGCAGAAGAGGAAGAAGATAATGTAAAATTAAATATATCTGAACAAAGTTTTAATTTAGATGCATTAGATGTTCATAATATTGAAGAACCACCAATTGAATTATTGCCTGATTTGTTAATTGATGATATTGAGATTTTGTATTAAATTTGTATTGTATTTTTTAAAAAATAAGAATATTTAATAAATATATTAAATGGATAACATATTTATTATTGCTGGTGTAATTTCAATTATATTTTTAATTGCAAAATTTTTTGAAATGCGAATTGTTGAAAAAGAAAATAAACCTATAAAATTTTTAATAAGAGATGCTTTATTAGTTTATTTTAGTGTAATAATAACCCATTTTATATTGAAACAGATTAATCCTATGATACATAAAGCTGGTAACAATGTAACGCCAATATTTACTGATAATCCAGGATTTTAAATTTATCTGCCAGTCCAAACTTTTACTACACGACCTGGTATAGTGCCTTTTTTTAAATTATTTGTATATTCATCAAAATTATAACCCCATTTTTGGGTAGTCATAATATTACCAAAAAGTGATTTTTTTTTAGAAATTTTTTGATTTTCTGTGAAAAAAATGCATCCCATAATTCTCTCTAAACAACATCTATCATATCTACAATTTATATTATTAATCATATTTGTTATTCCATATTTAGATTCAATCTTTAACAAAAAATCATGATTTATATAACATTGAGCACCAAAACAACCATACCATCTATTTTTAGGCATTAAAATAACGTCATCGTTTTTTAATTTATCTTTTATTTCATAATTATTTTTTAATATATTTGCTATTTTTAAAGTATTTGAAATATTTTCTTTATCAGAATAGAAAAACCATAATGGTATAACTTGAATATCTTTTAATAGTTCAAAGTTACATCTTGAATGAAAAAAAACGCTGTCATGAATAATTACAGCATTATCAAAATATTTGTTTTTAATAAAATAATAATAAGGTAATAATTCACCTCTGCCTTGAAATTCTGATTGTATAATTATAATATTTTTATAATCGAAATCTTGTTTTACAAATTCTGGGTTACTATTATCATCAATAATAACTATTTTTTTATTAGGATAAAATGTTCTCAATAATTTTACTGAATGATTCCAATACTTATTAGTAGTATCTGAATTAACATGACGTGTCATAATAAATCCAAATGAATTCATAATATATATTTATAAAATATATTATAAATTTAAAAATATAAGTATTTTAAACACAAATAGGAATATTATCTATATCAATAATATCATTAATTACACCAAATACTATTCCATTATATAAAAAACTTTTAAATTCGGGACGTTCTAATTGAACTTGTGGTGTATGATTATGTACACAACGTGCAATCATTTTATACAACTTAAAATCAGGATACCTATCTGAACCATTATTTTTGTACAACATATTAATGCCTTTATCATCTAAACACCATTCAATAATTAGACGTTTTACAGGATCTGTGCAATTAGTTAAATCTTTTGTTTCTTCAATATCATCTACGACATAATCAAATATAGAACAAGCTAAACGACACAAATCAAAACTATAATTAGGTTCTAATCTAGGTTTTTCTTCGTTTAAATATGGTTCTGTGTTGTATTGAGTAGCAGCATCACCACCCATTTGAAAACTATCACTGCAAAAAATTTTGTTATTAAATTTGTAAATACTTCTTCCAAAATCTATAATTTTAAAAATTCTGCCAAATGTTGGTACTTTGTAATATTTTTTCTTATAACAATAATAAAGAAATTTTTTATCTGTTTCATTATACATTATATTGTTTGTATGTAAATCGTTATGTGTAAAATTAAATGCTTTTTGATAAGTAATTAAAATCATAATAATTTGCATAAATGCTGAATACCATTCTTCTTGTGTTAAATTCTTATCTAAAATCAAATTATCAAATGTATCTTCACAAAATTCCATAGAAATTACTTGAACCGGAAACTTTGGTATAGTTACATTTATAATCTCTTCTTCTTCTTCTGATTCTTCATCATCATCATAAGATATTTCTGTTCCAGAATTAGTATCATTATCATTATCATTCTTATTATCATTATCATTATCATTATCATCATCATTATCAGTGTAAGATGATCTAGATGAACAAGTTGAATTAGATTTTAATGTAACATTTCCTACTATTGTATTGTTTGTATTAGTAATATCTTCTAATTCAGTAAAAGTTGTATAATTTTTATTATTTTTATCATCAAATATATCTTCATAAATTTCATTATTAAAAGTTTGAATAGATATTTGAGATGTAGCACTTGTATTATGATCAATTTTAATAGGTTTTAATTTTTCTTTTTCATTTTGAAATAAATGTTCATAACTATCTATCTTAAATAAAACATTTTTATTTTTATTAAAAAAATCTGAATTATTCAAATAATCTATATCATCAAAAACATTTATTGTAAAGTTATTTTTAATTCCTAAAAAAGAGCCATAATATTCTACACCATGTTTAAAATTAAATGAATGAATAAATTGACTAGATAAATATAAAAACATTCCATCTACATAAGCAGAGTTATTTTTATCTAAAATTTTTTCTAGACATTCATCACTTGTTGAATTTATTTTTGGCAATGTATATAATTTTGCATCATTGACATTATATTTACCAATTAAATATTTGTATGGGTCTAATAATGGTGCTAATTTAAAAAATATATCTTTATCTTTTACTTTATTATTGTTAGTATTCTTAATTCTACAATTATATAAATTTGATTCTATCTTCTCTTTTATATTTAAAATATGCCATTTATTATTAAGATTAACCCCATTAAAATTTGTCTCATTTAAAGAGAAGAAATTATTGTAAATTGGAATATAATTTTGTACATCCGTGATAAAAAGAAGGTTATTATCTTCTAAACTTCTAAAAAGATCAAGATTCTTTCTTTTTTGATAATTAACATTATTTATCATTCTTTAGCTAATTAATATATAAATTATCTTTCTTTTTAACTTATTAATTTGTTATTGTTATTATGCGTAAAAATAAATAAAATATAATTTATAAAAGTATTAAAATGACACTAGAGTTAAAAAAGTTTGACATGAAAAGTATAAGTTTTAAACCTAATGAAAATAAAGGTCCTGTTGTTGTTCTAATTGGTAAGCGTGATACAGGTAAATCTTTCTTGGTTAGAGATTTACTTTATTATCATCAAGATATTCCTATTGGAACTGTTATATCTGGCACTGAAGAAGGGAATGGTTTTTATGGCAAAATGGTGCCAAAATTATTCATTCACAATGAATACAATACTGCTATTATTGAAAATATTTTGAAAAGACAGCGTAATGTATTGAAACAAATTAAAAAAGAAATAGAAACTTATAAACGTTCTACTATTGATCCGCGAACTTTCGTCATTTTAGATGATTGCCTTTATGATAACACATGGTCTCGTGATAAAATGATGAGGCTTCTTTTTATGAATGGAAGACACTGGAAGGTGATGTTAGTCATCACAATGCAATATCCTTTAGGTATCCCTCCAACGCTAAGAACGAACATTGATTACGTCTTCATTTTGAGAGAAAATTATATTGCAAATAGACGGCGAATTTATGAAAATTATGCAGGAATGTTTCCAACATTCGAGAGCTTTTGTCAGGTCATGGATCAATGCACAGAAAATTATGAGTGCTTGGTAATTAACAACAACTCAAAATCTAACAAATTACATGACCAAGTCTTCTGGTACAAAGCAGATAACCATGGTGACTTCAGATTAGGGTCTAAAGAATTCTGGGAATTATCAAAAAGTCTTAAAGATGACGAAGATGAAGAACAATATGACCCAAATAAGAGCAAAAAACGTGGAGCTGGCCCCAAAATTAATGTCAAAAAAGCAAATAAGTGGTAGAAATATTGCTTACTTTATAAGTTAATCAACTTTTTCATAAAAAATTGATTATAATTTATTTAAATTTATTTAAATTATAATTAAAAATGAGCTTATTTACATGCAACTTAAATGATTTATTATATTTATCTAGTCAAAAAGTTCGTATTGTAAGTCATCTGAAAAAAAATTATAAAGAAAATATACATTTTATTATTGAAAATAATAAACATAAAATTGCTAAAAAATATGGCGGACAAAATAAAATAGATTTTCTTCTAACTGAAGAAACTTTTGAATTATTAAAAAATTCTTATAATTTGAGAAATAAATATAAGTAAATCTAAATAATAATGTAAAACAAGTAAAATTAGCTATGTGCGTTGAAAATCAAACAATTGGATTTATTGAAAATTCCTATAACGGCATTTTAAATATAAAAAGACAATTTATAATAGGAAAATATAGAATAGATTTATATTTTATAGATTTTAAATTAGCGGTTGAATGTGATGAATTTAACCACAAAGATAGAGATATTGTTAAAGAAAAAATTAGAGAAGAATACATATTATCACAAGGAAACAAACTTATTAGATTTGATCCTAATGAAAAAGATTTTGATTTATCAAATATATTGAGTGAAATAAATAAAATTCTATTTGCAAAAAGTATATAAATATTTTGAAATAAAAAACTGAATAACAAATATCGGCTGCCAAAATGAGCCGTTCTGTGAAAAACAAAGTTGTTTTTAATGAGGATTATTATTATGATATAAATATCGAATAATTATTTATGATTTTTATTTTTCTTCTTAATATTTTTATTTCTTTTTCGTATATTTCTTTTTGTTTTTTCTTCGCATTGTTTTGTTTTTCTTTTTTTTATATGTTTTTCTATTTTTTTTACCTCCTCTCCAACCTTCTGGATATGCTGAACTACCTTCATCACAACTCATATCAAAAATGTATATTGCTTTATATCCAAGTGATTTAAATTCGTCATATATATTTTGAAGTGTATACATTTGGTCATTTGATGTAGAAAATAAAGTTTTAAAAGGTATTCTACTTTCTAAATCAGTTGTTGTTATAACTGATGGATACATAGAATCATATGCAATTTTTATTTCAGTACCTTTTGGTGTTTTTAAATATGTTTTATTTAATAATCTATTACCATATGTTAATTCAAATAATTCATTTTCTTTACCTTCTTGTATACATGTATAATTAGTTCTTTTAGTAGTTTTTATTATTTCCCTTGTTCTATGTCTCTCAATTATTTCTAATATTTTTAAATATGCTTGTAAATATTCATCGCGAATTCTTTGAAATACTAATTTATTATTTGTGATATCATTATTAATAAATTGTTTATTTCTTTGTATAATTTGTATTAAATATTTGTTAAAATCATTTAAAGTGTTTGTATTTGTATAATTAATACATACACAACCTTTTGGTGCAGCAGATGCTTTTATTAATGTACAATTAGGATATACTATCATTGGAGTTGTCGTTTTTGGATTGTTACCATGAACATACATTACTAAAACTATTAAACTTAAATCTCCAGTTTGTTCAGGTAAAATAGGTCTTTTATTTTCTGGAGTATAACCAATTATATCTGTTTCTTGTAAATCATAAATTGGTTCATTCATCATTGAATATTGTTCTTCATTTAAATGATCTAATGGATAAGGATCAAAAAAATCTTCTCGTTGTCTTTTATTATTAGTATCCATATTATTATATTAAATTATTATTATAATAATGTATATTTTCTATATATTGTATTAAATAATTATAATCGTCATTAATTTATATATAAAAATTTAAGTATCTTCAAAGCTAATTGTTACTGGATACTTTATAAAACAATAATCTCTCCATGATGTTGGATAAGTTTGATTTAATTCGCACCAATCAAACAAAAACTTGTTATTTGAAGCTTTTACAGGAAATGGTTCCCATAAATGATATTTAAAATGAAATAATATATTCATAATTCCCATTTCATTTGTTTTACAAAAAGGGTATTTATTCATAGCTTCTATTAGCTGTGCTTTGTCACATTTATTTAATATATTTGTATCATACATCCAAATACAATTCAACATATAATTGGAATTTAAAATAGAATCTCCAAATTCATTTAAGAGAGAATCAATTAACTCAGGTTTATCATAACTTAACTGACACTGGAACCCTTGATCTATGTAATGTTTTCCATCTTTTGGAGCCACAATTTTATCTTTGCAATCTATCTCTAATAAATACTTAACATCATTTAATATACGTAAACCTGCGTCTAAAAATACGACTCGTTGCCATTTTTTAAAATACTTATCAAATACATTCAATTTCTCCCATTGATTTAACTTTGTAAGTTCTCTCTTATCACTATTTAAAAATCCATTTCTACCAATCTTTTCTGATAATTCAGTTTTATCTATTAATGGAAATTTCACTTCTGTAATATTATAAAAATCTTTAAAATTAGTATTTAAATCAAAATCAATTGTAATGACTACAATATCACTTTGCCAATTTCCTTTAGATCTTAAATCAATGATTGTTCGTTTTGCTTTATTAAAATAATCAATATCTGTAACCAATGTAAATACACATGTATTATTATTGTCATCTTGTTGTGAGTTTAATTCATTTATCGTTCTCTCTTTATCAATAATAGATTCATAAAATTGATATTGTTCTAAACTTATAACTTTATTAAATGTAATTGCATTTTTCAGTTCATTTTCATTATTATGTATTTCCATATGAAAAAAGTTATTATTTATTTGATATACATTATTTGTTTTAGCTATTTCTTGTATCCATAATCCAATACATAAATCATAACACCAATGTTTATAACTATTATTAATTCCGGTTGTTTTAACAGAATCATGTATTTCAGAATATAAAGCATTTGAAATAGCGTATCCAGCGCCACCAGACATATATAAAGAAAAAATATTTTTAATATGATCTAATTCTTTACCTATATAATAACATTTATTACAATCATATTGTTTTAATAAGTTTTCTAATCTATTTTTAAAAACAAATGTATCATCATCAATGAATATGTACCAATCATAATTAGGGATATCCATATTATGAATAAAATGAATGTATTTCCATGTAATATTTTTTGGATCATCCATACAATTCCAACCAAATTGACGTTTTTCTGGAAGATATTTAGAAGTTAAATAATAAATATCTGATAACGGAACATCTTTTAAAAATGTATCCATTTGAAATTCTACTCTAGAATCTAAATATTTATCGCATGTAGAAATAATATAACAAATTTTCATTATAGTTATATTATTTCTTTTTTTTAAGTCAAAATTTTATTAGACTTTTAAAAAGTTGAGAAAAAATATTTTTATTTAATTCTTTAGCTCCACCTTTTTTTCAAAGGTGGAATTTTAAGTTAATACTTTGGCTCCACCTTTTTCAAAGGTAGAATTTTAAGTTAATACTTTGGCTCCACCTTTTTCAAAGGTAGAATTTTAAGTTAATACTTTGGCTCCACCTTTTTCAAAGGTAGAATTTTAAGTTAATACTTTGGCTCCACCTTTTTCAAAGGTGGATTTTTCAAAGGTGGAAACGATATTTTCTCCTTCAAATAACTCCATACAAATATCTGCGGTAGAAATATTTTCTTGTTCTTTTAAAGCTAATTCTTGAGTATTCGCATTATTAACGCCAACTAAATTTCCATCTTCATCAATTGTTTGTGTCAATGTATTACCAGATTTTTCAGCATTTTTAATATTTTCATCAATTGCCTTTTGTTTTGATTCTTTGACACGTTGTTCGAATGCGGTTTTAGCATTTGCTTCATTATTTTTCTTTTCACTCATTAATTGATTTAATTCTTCTTCCATATATTCAACACGGCCTGTTTTATAAGCTTCAGGATCCCAAGGCATCCACATACCAACTGGCCCAACAAAAATATTATGTTTATCATCAATTTCTCTCAACATTTTGGCTCTTAATTCAGCTTCTTCTTGTGTTGGATAAGAACCTCTTATTTTAATTCCACGAGTATTTGTTTGAAAATTATTTTCAATATCAAATTGTTTTTGCAATTTTTCTTCATTATTATCAACAAATGTTTTATATTCATCTTCAAAAGTATTTTTTGATAAACTGGCTCTTTCTTCTTTTACAAAATCTTTAAAATCATTGGACAAATCATCAAATGGTAAATTATACTTGAATGAAATAAAATTTACAAATTGCAAAAATTTTTCCATAGATTTATTAAAATCCCATTTCTTTAGGAATTCTTCAAAGAAAAATAATTCTTTTTTTTTTAAAATTTCTTCAGGAGAACAAAAAGATATACAAGCAAATTTTTGACCTGCTATAGGTTTATCTTCTTCTAACAAATCAACATATTTAGGATTAATTTGGCCATTTACTAATTTTCCCTCAAATCCCTTTTTATTTGCATTTTTATTTTTAGAACGTTGCATTTGAATATTTATATTATTTATTTTTAAGTATTTTATCGCAATATTATTTTTTTCTTTTTATTAATTATAAATGAGCGGAACAATTAATATTGCTGAACTTATTAAAAGAATTATCAAATACCTTGTAGAAGGCTTAATGGTTGCTATTGCTGCTTATGCAATTCCTAAACGTTCTTTAAATATTGAAGAAATTATTTTGATTGCTTTAACTGCTGCTGCCACTTTTAGCATTCTTGACACCTATGTGCCATCAATGGGTGCAACCGC